CGCATCCTTGAATGTCATTTGCGGGTTTGCGTAGATCATCCGCGTTGCCGCGTTCACATCGGCATCGCTAGCATGTTCGACCAGCGCGCGCGTGCGATCATCATGCGCCATGTCCATCGCCTTCTGACGCAAAGCGAGGGACTGTTGCTGGGTGGTCTGCCGCTGATCGGCATTCGTCGTACGCTGCTGCACCACGCCAGGGAAGAACTGCGGCGGCTCATCGCCGCGCGCCGAATAGCGCCATGATCCTTCGACCGGATTCCCGGACGCATCGGCCTGTGTTCCGGGCTGCCAAGTGTAGTGGCCCTGCGCCAATTCGGCATCGTGGTAGCGGCGCGATTCAGCGGAATTGCCAGCCTCGATCCCGACGCGATCGCCTTCCAGTTTCAGCCGCGACGATGCTTCATCCGCCGCCTGGGCAAGACGCTTGGCTTCCATGTCCTCGGTGGCCTGCTGGTGCTTCGAGGTCTGCGCCATCTGCTGCTGGCGCATGTCGCCTTCCTGCTTCCGGTACGCCATCAAAGATTGGCCCTGTTGCTGGCGGTAATCGTCCAGCGACTCGTTTCGGCGCTCGGTGTCGTAGAGCTTGAGACCTTGTAGCGCACCCTGGCCAACATTGGTCAGCGCGTTCGGCGAGCGGCCACCCATGATGCCGAGGCCGGTATACATCAGCGCCTGCCACGGATCACCACGATGTCTTACCGGCTGCATCCCGACAGGCGCCACGGGAGGCGCATCGGGCGGCACGCCGCCGGCATCGTCCGGCATCTCACCGCCGGCATCACGGTGGATCATGCCGCCGCGCGCTGCGGATTCGGCGGGCGATCCCATGGCGGGCGCCATCGCCTGTTGCTGCGCCATCGCCTGGGCGACCATCTGCTCGATCGCCTGCTGGGTCGGCACCTGTGGCGGCTGATAGGCCTGTGGTGCGGCATGCGATGCCGTGGCACCTACGCCTGACAGATAATCCGCGACCGATTGGTTCCCCGCCGCCGGCGTGCTGCCGCCGAAACTGCCAACCGGCGCCATGCTGAGATGCGGGACGCCCGGCGACCCTGCATAGGAACCCGGCGCCATGGTGACGGATACGGGCGCCGATCCGCCTGCCGCACGCCGCGCTTCGGGATAGGCGTTGTCATTGGACGGGCGCATGCCGAACCGGACATTGCCGCCGCGATTAAGGAAGTGCGCCCCGATTCCCGCTGCCGTTTCCAGCGCACCGAGAACGCCTGATCCTCCGCTGCTGCTCTGCGTCGTGCTGTTGTTGGATTGCCAGAGCGGCGACATGCCATGTCCGGTCGATGCGACACCCATACCCTGCGCTCCCGGCACGACGGAAACGCTGAGGTCCGGCACGCCGCTCGGCACCGGCAGCATCCCACCCCCCGCGCGATGCGGAACGGTCCCGCCTCGGCGGATACCGGCAGCACCAGCTGCTACATTGCCGGCCGCACTCGCGGACAGTGCATCGAGTGCGCCCCCGCTCGGCAGGCCAGAACTGCCACCGAACAGACCGCCAGCACCCGTCATCCAGCCATCGTTGCCGAACGCGCCCGTCGTTCCGAGCAATCCGGCACCGGCCGTCAGGCCGCCCGCAACCTGCGACCCCAGCGAGGCCGATGGATACGTGGTCGATGATGTCCCGCCGGCCGCGCCACCCAGCCCCTCGGCAATATTCGCCAGCCATCCCGTTGTCTGGAACGGATATGCCTGCTGTGCGATGTATTGCTCGTATGGGACGTTCAAGCCTTCCTGCGCCTGCTGCTGCTCCAGACCGCCGACACCAAGCAGCGAATTGGCCCCCGTCAGAGTCGTGTTCAGCGCCTCGTTGCCGAGGTTCGCCATGCCGTAACCGGCCTGACTGTTGAGCCACCCTTGCGCCTCATTGGCACCCAGCAACGCCGATCCGGCCTGCTGCTGCAACTGCGCCTGTGTCGTGGCGCCCTGCATACCCATCTGACCGGCCGCCGTGGCGCCCTGTAGCCCCATCTGCCCGGCGGCCGTGGCGCCTTGCAGACCAAGGCCGGCTTGCTGTTCCGCCGCCTGGACGCCGGTCTGGTACCCCTGGCTTTCGAGGTTTGCGATCGCGGGCGCCTGCGACAACTGCTGCTGGCCGGCGAGCAGTGATTGTGCCACGGCGCTGCGATCACCCCCCCACGCGCCCTGCGATGCGGCATTGCCTGCCAATTGTGATTGCTGCTGTGCGTTCTGGTTGGCGAACTGTCGCTCAGTCGCACCGACAACCTGATCCGTGTAGGGGTTGACGAACTGCTGGATGCTGTTCGGATTGAACGCGCCGGCCGCCGAGGTGATGCCGCTCGCTCCGGTGTTCGCGGCGCCCGTCACGCCGGCCGCACCAGCCGTTGCGGCGTTCGTCACATTCGGGCCAGCCGCCTCGTTGAAGTAATTCGAGACGTTCGGCGTAAGCACTGGCGCGGTTGAATTATTGACGTAATCCGCCGCCGAGTTGATGTACGGCGCCGCCATGCCGTAGGCGGATTCCGTCGCGGAAATGCCCGCGTTCTGATCGGGCGAGAGCGGCGCGACCATATTGCCCGGATAGGGCTGATACGGTGTGCCAGCGACATTCTGCGCCTGATTGACGACGTTCTGATAGGCTTGCAGGAATTGCGGCGGTGGGCCGCTCGTCGTCGTGCTGGTATTGCCGCCGCCGGACATTATGCGTCCTCCGGTGCGGGATAGAGATAGGCGCGGCCGACCTCAGTAAACCGCCGCCAGAACAACATCAGTTTTGCATGCAGACGCTTCGTTCCCAGCACGCCACATTGCAGATAGACACGATGCCCGTACTGCGCCGTCATCGCGTCCGCAGCCCACATCTCGAACTCAAGCAAATCGTCAACGTGCCGACTGTGGCGATGATCGGGATGGATGTAGTTCACCACGTCACCGAGATAGATCTGATCGGACCACCACCATTGGCACGGATGCAGGATGCAGACTGCGATCGGCGCGCCATCCTCCCCGTCGATCACGCCGACGAAGCCGCCCTTCTGCCGGGTGCCAACCTGGATTTGCGCGAGTATCTGCGCCGGACTTGCCGGCGCGATATGCGCGGCGTTCTCGGCCACATCGAGCAACAGAAGATTGAGGATCGCCGCTTCATCGGCCTCAGTCGCCAGCCTGACGGTTGCCGGCTTTTCGGCAGGACCACGGATCGGCTTGCGCTCGGTCTCGGCGGCAAGGATCAATCGAAGCTGGCGAACCCCGGCTTTGATGTCGCCGCGTCCAAGCCGTCGCAGATGTTCGGCGGATACGGTGAACCCGTCTTCGGAGAGAACAGATTCAGCATCGGGCCACGGCGGGAGGGGAGTCTGATACATGCGCGCACCGGCAACGTGACGGCCAGCCGGTGCGACGCGCGGGGCTGCTTCGTGTCAGAATAGCATCAGGCGGCGGCTTCCGCCACCTCTTGCTGGCGGAACTCGCCCGTGGCGCCGAACGCGAAACTGGCGCCGACCTGTACAAGATTGCGCTGATAGAGCCGCATCTTCGGGCCAAGGAACGCGCGGGTTGCCAGGTCGAATTGCATCAGGATCGGCTTGCCTGCCGCCTGCTCCAGATTGGCATGGCACCATTGGGCGAACTGGAACAGGCGCCGTCCGTAATGGACCTTCGGACTGTTTTCATCGCCGGGATGCCGCCGGATGGAAGAATGCAACCCGCACCAGACCGCCGTGATGTAGGGTTCGTCGCTGATCTCGGACTGAGCAAAAGCCAGACCGATACTGGCATCAATCTGCCCATCGGCGCCGTCGATGATCCCGGCAATGGCGCCATCGCGCAGATTGGCGCACCGCTCGATCAGCCGTTCCACCTTATCGTCCGAGAGCGGCAAAATCGTGGTTTCGGCCAGGACTTGCGGGACGAACAGTTGCAGCGCGTCGATGTCATCGGGTGTCGCGCGGCGGACTCCGAAGGGGTTTTGCATGTCAGCCTTTCACGGGTGGCGGCAGCTTCTTCAACTTCTCGATGTGCCGGCGCCGCATTTCGACCACCCAGCGATCCAGGATGCGATGGCCGCGCTTCATGTCGCCGCCGCCGATGCGGGTTACATCCTCGGGCGATACCGAATATTCGCCGTGTGACAGAGCAACGGGCGTCTCTCCCTTGCCTTGGTGAATGTCACCGCCCTTGGCCGCGAACTCGCGCGACGATATGGCCGGCGGACGCGGCGGCCCACGCCCGGCGCGGCCACGCGGCATCTCCGATCCGTACGGCCCGGAGCGAAGAATGCCATCCATGACCTTTGCGCCGGCCAGGGAATTGCCTTCGCCAAGACCGGAAACCACGTCGGCCGGCACGATGTAGGAACCGCCCGGCGCGGATGTCTTGATCGAGTCAGCCCGGCCCGGTGTGCTGCCAGCCAGGAATCCGCTGCCGCGCGAATCGCCATATGCCTCTTGTCGCGTCCACCACGGCGCGGCCATGGACATCGAGACGCCCATCGGATTTGAGCCGCCGCCGGCGCGCTTGACCATCCCACCCTTGGCCTGTTGCTGCACAGGCGCCATGCCCGCGGGCGACTGCGGCATCGGTTGAGGCGCCGCCTGCTGTGGTTGCGAAAGCTTTCGCTGCAACACCGCACGGATGATATGGCCCTGCGGCGAGCCGCCCATCATGGCACTCAGTTCTTGCAGCTTCTCGGTCGGCAGCGATGCGTACCGCTGCACCAATCCCTGCACCATCGGGTTCATGGTCTGCACCGATGGCGTCGGGCCGCCGACACCGGGTTGCGTCGGATCGAGACCGCCGCCCGCGTCGCGGTGAACGAGCTTATTGGCTGTGGCGATGGCCTCGCCCTCGGGCGCACCACGTCGCAGGATCGCATTGGCGATATGGGCTGCGTGCGTCGCCTGGGCTGGTTGCAGGCCGTGGTTATGACGATCGGCGAAGGTTGCTCCGCTCCACATAGTCAAGCTGCCTTCCGCTTCGGTTTCGCCCGGACTGCGGGCTTCTCCGGCTCCGGCGGTACATTGGGCGAGCGGCCTGCAAGAAAGTCTCGATCCGACAGAGCTTCCCACACATCCCGCCCATTCTCGCTGCGCCGGCGCGCCCCGGTCTTGTCGCCTATGCGAAAGAGGTGCGTCTTCGCCATGGGCATCGAGTCGATTTCGACTATGACAGTATCCGCGTCGATGACCTGATCCACCCGGCAACGCATCACTTCGCCCGGAAGCTGCACGGTCAGATGCGAGCCAACCTCCGGCACAAACTGGCGGCTTGGCTCAAAGCGGGCTTCTGATTTTCTCATGCGGTCACGACTGTTCCTGATAGATAGGAGAACCAGTTATTCGTTGCCGGATTGTAGAATACAGGAACGCCCGTGCCGGCGCCAGCACCTTCTCCCGGCTTGCGTCCATTCGATGCCCAGGCAATGGCACCGTTGCCGGCCGTGGATGGCAGGGACGCGACGGTATAGCCCGGTGGCACGGCCAGGATTGCCACACCATTCGCGATCGCGGCCAAGCTCCTTCCGCTACTGCCAACCGTCTGCGTCAAGGTCTGGATCGCGGCAACGAGCGTGCTTAGGTCGATCGGCGTCATGGGCCTCTCCCGTCAGAGGCGAACCGCACCCTGATTGCGCCGATCCGGTTGAAACTGCCGAGGTCCGACCCAGAGAACTGCAACGCGATTTGCCGCGCCCGCAGTCGGCACGGGACCATCAGCGTTGCCCCGGGCTGCGCCGTGCTGATTGTGTATGGCCCATCGATAACCGGCGCGCCGTTTATCAGTCCGATCGGGTAATCTGCGCCGAGCACGGTCACGTTGATGACCGGTGGCGTCGTCCCCGTCCATGCCAGCACGAAATCCGGCAGGATCAGATCAACGAATACGTATTCCTCGCCCTCGGCCAAGGAGAAATACCCAGTCTGCCAGGACCATGCCATTCCTTCGCCGTTGGCGTCGTTACTGACTTCATGCTGCTGGATCAGTCCAGCCAGGTCCGTTCCAGCCGGATTGCCGGACGGGTTCTTCTCAAGCCATGCCGTGCGCTGATACTGCACGCTCAAGCCGGAATCCCAAGCGTGCTCCACGAAGTTGAACTTGACGTAGCCCAGCGGCATCGTGGGATCATAGAACGCGGACGTAGCGGCGATCGGGAAGAACCACGTCATCTCGTTGAACAGCGCATTGACCGCGCAATGCACCTGGTCAAGCTGCGAACTGTCGATGTTCTCGAAGATGAAATCCCACACGGGGCATTCGACCGAATCCACGCCGCCGCCGGTCTGGTAGGTATAGAACCCGCGCGTCGAGAGCCACATGACGATGCCGGCCGTATCGCCCGCTGCCCGGGTCGAAATAAGGCCGCATGACCCGGCAAGTTGGGTGAAGCCGAACACCAAAGGGAAGCCCAGATAGTTCATGATCCAGACATCAGTATCCGTCCAGATCAGAGCATTGATGCCGACCGGCGTGCCCCCCATCAGCCGCGTGCCGCTGGACAGCAGATAGGAACCGGCCTGATTGGTAGTCGAGGGCGTCCAGTCGGTGAAATCGTCCTGATCGCACCAGCGCACCAGAAGCGGTTGCTGCACCCCGCCGGTTTCCGCACCAAGCGCCACGATGATGCGGGCCTGCGGATTGACGAAGACCGCAGTATTGTAAATCGGCGCCGTCCCCGAGACCACCGAGGCCGGTTGCACGGTGGGCGGCGTCCAGAAGTAGATCGCTCCTCCGGATGGACTGGCGATGAGGGATTGCCCCCAATGATCCATCGACCATTGCCGCAGCGCGCCCGTAATTGATCCCGAGCCGGCCAGGCCATAGTCTCCGGAGCCATAATCACCGATGCCATAGCCAGAGATCGGCGTATTCACCGCATAACCGGTTGGCAACAAGTACTCGATTCGAGCGTTCCCGCCATTCTCGGATGCCGTGGCGGTCGAGGTTGCCGTGGCGGCTGCGGAGATGACGAAATTTGAACTATCGACAACCGAACTGACGATGTAGTCACCGGTCAGCGTGAGACCGCCAACGGTGGTTGAAACGAAGATCGTAAATGTCTGTCCTGCGCTCAGTCCGTGCGAGGCCAGCAGAACATTCACGGATGCGCTGCCGACCGAGGTCGAGAAGACCGGGACCGCTCCGCCATTCGTCACGGTCGCGGTCGCCGGGGCTGCCACGTCCACCGTGTAATGCGTGCCGTCAACCACGGCAGAGACTGGGTAGTATCCTTGCAGGACGATGCCGCCCACCGAGACCTGCGTCAGCAGGTTGATCCAGTCCCCGATGTTGGGACCGTAGGCGGTATCAGCCAATGTGACATCGGCGCTGCCATTCGTGGTCGAGAATGCGACGGCGGGATTATCGGTGCGTATGACAGGTGTAATATCGTAGAGCGCGCCGCCGGTCAGAACTTCAAGCCGCTGCTCGGTGCCGGCGGCGATGTAGACATTCCCGATGAGGTCTGACCATCCCTCAAGCCCTCGGCAGGCGCCGATCAGAGGCGTTGGCGACATGGCGGCCCAACCGCCAAGTTTCTGCACCAGCCCCGTATAGAATCGCACCAGCTTGGACGCAGCCAGTCGAACCTGATTGAGTGTCGGGCTACTCTCTAGGTCAACGCCAGGAAGCAATTTGAGGGTGCGGAACGGCACGCCGCATCAGCCCACGGCCCAGGCCGGCTTAGGCGGCGCCTGAGTCGGTGCGGTTTCGCCCTCTGCCAGCACATAATCCGCGGTTCCGGCTTGTACGAGGCTCCATGCCTGCCATTCGGTCATGCCAATTACCTCGCCCGGCGGCACGTCATTCCACTGCGCCTTGAGCCGCACTATGCAGGCGATCATCGTTTCACGACCTTTTTCCTCGGGGATGGTTTCTTCCTCGTGATCGGTTTTGCTGCCACGCGCCGCTTCTTCCGTCGCGCAAGCAGTTCATCGAGCATCCCGCCAAGCGCACGGGACTGCGCTATGAACATCGCGTGGGGATGGACTTTGGTGAGGTCGATCTCGCCTGTATCGGTCAGCGACACCTCGGCGCCGATGAAGGCGTACGCCTTATGCAGTTCCGCCAGTTCGCGATCTCGATATGTCATCAGGCGCCCACGTACATCATGATGTAATCAATCCCGCATGGCGGCATGTTCTGCGACGCGCCGGCGCCGGTCGCGGCAATAGTGACGCCAGTGGCCGCCGATACGTTTGTGATGCCGGTGGTGTTGCTGGCTACACCAACGCCGGTGAAGGCGCCGTTCAGGTTCGCATCCGCCCCAAGCATCCCAAGGCCCGTCACGGCAGATAGAATACCGATCCCGGTGCCGGACGAATTGCTGTTGGTCTGTGAGCCAGTCCAGTTATTGCCTTCGGCAAAGACAGTGCCGCCTGTATATCCAACCGAAACATCAAGCGAATGTACATGCCCAGGATCAGATACGCCATGCGCGTGGCCGGGGTCAGTAAGGCCATGCGCGTGGGGAGATTGGGTGTGATTATGCCCCGGATCGGATACCCCATGCACATGCCCCGGATCGCTATGTGAATGATTATGCCCAGGGTCCGTGACGGTGTGATTGTGCGACTGCAAGCTCTGCGAGCCGCCCGCCGTTCCCGGCGTCGTGCCATTGATGCCTGAGCCGGCGGTCGTGATGCGGTTCGCCGCCGTCCCGCCCATGTTGTCGAGGCCGAACATCGCGCGCCCGCGCCGGTCCGGCATCGTGTAGGTCGTTGACCCGTCACCATTGCCGAACGCCCAGGCGATACCGTTCGCCGCGATCCACTGCCAGAGCGGATCGGTACGGGGCCGCGTCTGCCCGTAGCACATGCGCCAGCCGCCACCTTCCTGACCGATGCCGACGAATTTGTAATCGCCATATCGCGGCCCAGGCTGGGCCTGCCAGAGCGAGATATTCCCGGCGCCGTCGCAGTAATAGTTGTAGGGCAGCGTCTCGGGTGGAACCGTGACCGTCGTACCACCACCCGATGTCAGGATGACATTGAAGCCACCCGTCGTTCCGTTGATCGCCATGCCAAACTTAGGCACGTTCGGCAGCGTCACGGTGCAATTCCCGGTCAGCGCACCCGTGAAGTTCTGCACCAGCGGCCGAGCCTGATCGACCGCGCCATTCGCCGTCGTCAGCGCATAGGTGGTCAGTCCGGCAATACTGACGATGGCGGTATCGAGCAGCGCCGATTCTATCAGCGTCATGTCGGTGTTGAGCCATGTGCCCCAGGCGTTGCGGATCGCGGGATCGCCAGGCGATCCTTCCCAAAGCCGCAGGCTGGGGGTGAATGTCGATGGCATTGCTATGGCCTACCGGGCGCGGCTGGAGACGGTGCAGGCGGCGCATCGAGCCAATTCGTGCCCTGTTGCCGCCGGCGCAGTTCTTCCGCCGACGCGGCGGTCTTGAGCAATTCGTACTGGGTCTCCCAGGACTGCGCCATCCGCGCCTCATCGGCTTGCGCGCCGTAGTTCCGCAGCAACGCGCCGGCCAGGAATACCATGCACGCCGCCGTCAGAAGCTCGGGATAGTAGGTTGAGAGATAAGTCGTCTGGTTGCCGACACTGATCGGCGCCTGCTGGAACAGCCCGGTCAATTCGATCGTATAGGCATTGTCCGGTGTCGGAGCGATGATCGCGGTATGGTCGTTCAGCAGCGCCCAATAGTTGGCGTTCGTCCGCGCCGGTGTCTGCGTGGTCGCGGCATCCGGCCATGCCATGTCGATGAAATCGAGCGAGACCGGGATGAACTGCACCCGCTCGCCATTGGCTGGCGTGGCACCCGCTGGCGTTATCAGCGCGACACGCTCCGGCACGATGACAGGCAGCGCCGTCCCACCAAGAGGGATCGATCGATTGCCGGCAACGGTGACCAGTGATGCATCCTGCGTCTGTTCCGCCAGCATCGGAATTTCGCGATAGATGCGATTCTCGGCGTAGCTGGTCGCCTGCGGGTAGAGTGTCACGAAAGCGCCGTCCGGCGTGGAGTACGGATAGGGTGTCCGCGCGATGATCGCGAGCAGGGTCGTTTGCAGCGTGGCCCAGGTGAGCGCGGTCATGCGCTCAGGAACCCGGCGCCGCTGTCATCGGTGATGACCTCGCCGAAGTCATCGGTGATAAAGCCATTGATCGCGGGCGGAATCAGCGGAGAGCCGCCTTGCATCTGTGTGGCAGCATAGCCGGGACGCGGATCACGGATCGGGACAGGATCGGGGCCGATGATGATGGGGCGCAACTGCTCTTGCGGCAGGTCCGTGCATGGCCGACACACCAGGATACGGAGGTTCTGCAACTGGTTGCCGCGCCAATCGAACTGCCAGCTCAACTCGCGATGCAGATAGCGAAAGCCACAGCGGTCACAGCAGCCCCACGCTTCCGGGCGCTGCATGTCCGCATAGGCGCGGGATGACTGAGGAAAGCCCATCTGTCGCGAACCTGCGGCAGTCCGTCATCAGCGCCCCGACGCGGGACATTGCACGTATAGCACGATCAGTCGCCGGTGAAATAGGAACTCAGATCTGGGGTCAGGAAGGTCGATGTCCGCTCGCGGTCCTCATCGGCGGCCATCTGCCATTCCTGCGCCGCGAGCGTCGCCAGGTCTTTCATCCGCTCGGGCGCCCACTTGACCGCCAGTGCGGCAGCAAGGTCGCTGGTAAAGGCTGACAGGAATCGATACGGCACATTGAGAGTCTGGCCGCCGGTCATGTCGGCATCCTGCACCTGACGCGATCGGCGGTAACGAAGCTCATACGGGCCGTTACCATCCGGCACCAGCCACATATTGAACACCGGCACGATCTGCCGATCGATCCAGAAAGAGGTTGGACGCCCCTGCTGTGCCTTGTCCGGGATCGCCATGTAGTCGCCGCGACTGAGTGGGAACAGCATCAGGTCAACCGGCGATGCATTCTGCGTCAGGCCCGGGATTACCGCCTGAGTCGCCAGCAATGCCAATCCGCTATTCTCGCTTGCCGTCGCTGTGGACCCCGCCACGTTGGCCGCTGTGATCCTGAAACTGTTGGCGTCGATCACAGCCGCCACCGGATATTGCCCGAGCAACGTGATGCCGCCCACTGAGGTCGGAATCTGCACCGTGAAGGTCTTCCCGGCGGCGAGGCCATGATTGGGCAGCGCCACAACCACCCCGGCACTCCCGGCCGCAGTGGAGAAGCTGGGCACCACGCCGCCGGCTGCGACCGTTGCCGTCGCGGGCGATGCCGCCGTGATGATCGCCTGGCCGGCGCCGGGCACGGACACCACCTGGTAGAAGCCCTGCAGTACGATGCCGCCGACGCTGACCGAGACCACGACGGAGATATAGCCGCCCGCAATCGGCGCTTCCGGCAGGTTCGCGACCGTGACGACAGCACTTCCCGATGTCGTGGTGAAGGCCGGAGTAGCGCTCTCCGGCTCGCCCATCTGGTACTGCCGCAAGGTCACGCTATCGGGCAGAACGTCGATGGTCGCCGCATCATCGAAATACTGTGCGACGCCCTGTGGCATGTACTGCACCGCCTCATCGACCGTCCATAGGTTGATGCCGCGGTTAGCCCAGGATGACAGGACGAAGTTGAATGACCGGCGCGCGGACTGGACGAACTGCGTCGTCAGGACAATGCCGGGCTTGCCGCACCGCTCGTAGGCATCGAGGGCCAATTCGCTGATAGGCGGATTGAAGGCATAGGTGCCGGAACTAGCCATGACCTACGCCTTCGCCCCTATCCGTGATGCCACTTCCTCGCGTTCTCGGCGAACACGATTCGCTTTTCTTCGGCTGGACCGGCACCGGACTTCGCGCGGTCCAGCGCCTTCGTGCTGATCGGCTTTCCCTCAGCTATCCCGAGCTCACGGTGCAGCAGGCCCCGGTGGGATGGCTTGATGTGAATGCCGCCGCCTTTTGCCAGCAGTTCAGGGTTCCACCGGGGCTTGTTCGCCCGGGCTCCCTTTTTCGTTGCTGGGTTCCTCGGTGCGCCGGGCTGAACTGAACGGCGTGCCACCGCTCATGCCACGCACACCACCGCCATGCTTGCGGTGCTCGACATGGCCGCCACGGGCGCGCTTGGCGAGCGTGTGTTTGGCGTGCTCGCCTTCGACATGACCGCCGCGCTTGCGCTCTTTCTTGACGTGGCCGCCGCGCCGGAAGCCGTCAGACTTCGCAGTCTCTTCCTTGGCCTCGGGCGAGCCTTCGGCGTTGTACTGGTGTTCCGGGCCACCGGCCTTCCCACCATAGGAACGGTGCTTGCGCTCGCTCCGCTTCTTGTAAGCCATGGGGATAGCTCCTTTCGCGGCCCGGTCCCTCGTTGCGCGGCTGGCCGACAGCACCGCGCGGGAATTGCTCAGTAGTTCACGATGCCGGCCTGCACGCCTTCCGCAGTCACCACCCCGGTTCCGGCGGTGATCGTGTAGCGATAGCCGGTCACAGGCGCGGTCAACTGCTGCTGCGCCGCGACGGTCGCATTCGACAGCACCGCCACGATGTTCGGCAGTTTCGTCGGCTTCACCACCGTCCAGTAATCATCCAGCGTCGTCTCGATGTTGTATGTGACCGTGCCGGAAACCTGCGTGTTGATGTCCACCATGAACGGTGTCAGATGGAAATTCGGCATGATCCAATCGGTTGATCCGGTGGCGTTCGTGCCGGCCGTGACCGTGCTCGCCGTAGCGCCTGACATCGTGATCTTGGTGATGTTCAGATAGTCCAGGACGCTCACAGCGGTTCCAATGTTGGTCAGCGGCAGCACCTCGCCGATCGCCTGTCCACCGCCGCGCGTGCCGGAAATCGTCGCCGAGATGGCGCTGTCATTCCCGGCCGAGACGATGGCCACGCGCCGCTGCGTGTCCAAAACCGCCGTGCCGGCAACCACCGATCCACCGTTCAGGATCATGCTGGCGCCCGATGCCACGCTTTGCGACAGGGCGATGCAGTTCGCCGAGGCGGCGGTCAGGCTCTTGGTGATGTCAACGGGACGCATCGGCGCTCAGAAGTTCGAATCGATGTTCTCGACCGTCTGGATATATTCCAGCGTGACGGTCGTTGAACCGGCATTCGGCGCCGTGCCGGCCGGCGTCACGGTGGCAAAGACTGTGGTGGAGTTGCTGATATTCAGCATCGCCACAAGCTGCGCCGCCGTAAATGCCGGACGCGCTCGCCCCGCTGCCGTTTTCACGTCCACGCCGCTCGCGTAATCCGTCCCGCCGGCCGTTGCGCCAAGCGAGAAGGTGGCGGACGTGCCAGCATTCCATGCGACCGTGGTATCCACGATGACATCGTGAATGACCGAATTGGGTGGGAGCACGAAGCTGGTCGATACGACGGCCGTGCCGTTTTGCGTGATCGCGGAGCCGACCTGCGCCAACTGGCACAAGCCGGTATTCGCGGCACCGTTGGCATCGGCGTAGAACTTCGGGCCGGAAATGAGCGGACCGGTGAAGGTGCTGCCTGGACCTGCCATCGGACGGTCTCCTTATGCGGTCGGGAACGATCCCCACGCGGCGCGCGGGTTGCTGTAGAACGCCGAGTACCGCTCGTACCCGAGCACCAGAAGATTGCCAGTGGTCGGATCAACCTGGAGGTCCATCTCGTAGGGGATTCGGTCGTAGACCTTGAGACCGCGCACCGAAGTCATCACGAACCACGCGAACGCCGAGGTCAGGAACTCGCTGACCACATAACCCTCCGGCAGTGCGCCCGAAGTCAGGATGGCGGATACGTCGTTGTTCGTCGTGCCGACACGCAACTCGGTCTTGAACAGCCGCTCGGCCGCCCAGGACAACGCCACCGGGAC